TACGTGGCTGCCATCGTACGAAAACAAACGCCGGCCAATGAGCAGCTCTGATCGAAGGACTGGACATGACGATGCAGACCGTTCAGTGGATCCTGATCGTCGCTAACGGCGCGTCGATCGCGCTCTGCCTGGCCTCGACGTTGATGCACCTGAAGGCGGCGCGGCGCTGGCGCGTCGCGGACGAGAAGGCGTTGCGCGCCGAAGATGACCTGCGCGAGATCGCGCGCACCTACAACGATGAGTTAGCCCGCATCTCGGCGGCGCTCCCCGATTTACGCGCATTCGGTGAGGGGGAAGTGAAGACGGCGCTCACGTCGAAAGACCGCGAGCAATACCAGTTCTGGCAGGGCTGGTGCGAAGCGTTGCGAAAGTTGGCGCTCCACATGGCGACGGGGGGTGGGTCGAGGTGATGACGAAACTGTCCGTAACCAGGCCGGTCCGGCGCGTGTTTGGTCGCGAAATTGGGCGCCGGGGTAGGCCGTGACGGATCCCGGGTCCGATCTGCTCGCGCTCGTCGTCGCGATCATTGGCTTGGCGGTCGTCGTGTCGCTGGCGGCGCTCGTCGTCGAGCTGCGCTCGATCCGCTACACGTTACGCGAGGGTCTCGAACATTTTGACGATTGGTACACGCGGCCGCGGGCGTGAAGAATGCGCGGTCGTAAGCCGGTCCCGACGCAGCTCAAGCTCCTTCGCGGGAACCCGGGCCGGCGGCCGCTGCCGACGCAGGAACCGACGCCGGCGCTCGTCGAGGGCAGCCAGGCGCCGCCGGCTTGGTTGGACAAGGCCGCCAAGGCCGAATGGCGGCGCGTCGCGCCGCTGCTCGTGAAAAACGGCCTCTTGTCCGAGCTCGATCTCGACGCGCTGACGGCGTACTGCGTCGCGTTTACCGAGTGGCGCCGGGCGGCCGCGCAGGCGCGCCGGCAGACGGTCGTCGTCGGGCCGAACGGGTTTCTCATGCAGTCGCCGTATGTGCTGATCGCGGCGCGATCGCTGGCGCTCATGCGATCGTTGATGAGCGATTTCGGCATGACGCCGAGCGCGCGCGCGCGCGTCACGAAAATACAGGCGCTCGCGCCGACGCCGCCGATCAATCCACTTGAGAAATTTCTGCGTCGCTGATTATGGCGAAGCGATCAGGGAGGCCTCGGAAGCGATCAGGGAGGCCTCGCCGGCGCCCGGCTCGACGTCCTCGAGCTGCTCGAACACGATCAACGGAATCCCGGAATCCGGGAACGCCGGAATCGGCGCCGCCAGTCGACGCCGTGACGGTCTACGCGCGCGCGGTCGTCGCCGGCGAGCTCGTGGCGGGCCGGCTCGTGCGCCTGGCGTGCGCGCGACACCTGGCCGATCTCGAGGCCTCGCCGGCGAACGGCCTGGAGTGGCGCGCCGACGAGGCCGCGCGCGTGATCGCGTTTTTCGAGGAAGTACTCTGCCTGCCGGAAGTCACCGACGCGAGCGAGACGCTCGACGACGATCGCGATCCCGCCGACGGCCGGCCGTTTGTCCTGCAGCCCTGGCAAGCCTTTATCAACGGATCACTCATGGGCTGGTACACGAGCGCCGGGACGCGCCGGTTTCACGATGCGTACGTCGAGATCGGCAAGGGCAACGGGAAAACGCCGAACGGCGCCGGGCTCATGCTCTATCTGCTCGTGGCCGACGACGAGCCGGCGGCGCAGGTCTATTTCGCGGCCGTGTCACGCGATCAGGCGCGGATTGCGTTTGCCGACGCGGAAAAAATGGTGAAGGCCTCGCCGGCGCTGCGCGCCTTGATTCAGCAAACACAAAATAACCTCGCCGTGGTCGAGACGGGCTCGTTTCTGCGCGCGATCTCGAGCGAGAAACGCGGGCTTGACGGCAAGCGCGTGCATGGCGCGCTCTTGGACGAGGAACACGAGCACAGCTCGAACGTGGTCGTGAGCAAGATGCGCCGCGGGACGAAAGGCCGCCGCAACGCGCTCGTCATGCGGACGACGAATAGCGGATTCGATCGCACGTCGATCTGCTGGCACGATCACGACTACAGCCGGCAGGTCCTCGAGGGCGTACGCGACGATCCGAGTTGGTTCGCCTATGTCTGCGGCCTCGATCCGTGCGCGGCCTGCCAGGCCGCCGGGAAAGAGTTTCCGAGTGACGACTGCGCGGCGTGCGACGACTGGCGCGTCGAAGGGCCGCATTGGCAAAAGGCCAATCCGAATCTCGGCGTCTCGCTGCCGTGGGTCTATCTGCGCGAGCTCGTGCAGCAGGCGCTCGGCCGGGTCGACGCCGTGGCCGATCTGCTGCGATTCAATTTCTGTATCTGGACGCAAGCGATCACGCGCGCGATCTCGATCGCGGCCTGGACGGCGTGCCAGGCGCCGCCGCCCGACGATCAGCTCGTCGGCGTCCCGTGTTATGGCGGGCTCGATCTCGGCATGTCGGATGATTTTTCGGCGTGGGTGCGCGGCTGGGCGCTCGACGACGGCCGGCTCGTCGTGAAGTGCCGGTTTTGGATCCCCGAGTCGGCGCTGACGAAGTATCCGCTCCGGCCGTATCAGGCCTGGCAGCGGGCCGGCGTGCTGACGGTGACGCCCGGGCCGACGACGGATTACAGCGTGATCGAGGCCGCGATCGCGGCCGATTGCGCGGCGGATGGCGTGCGCGAGGTCGCGTACGATAATCGGTTTGCCGAGCAGATGGCGCAAAACCTCGCCGGCCAAGGGATCGTCATGGTCCATACCGGCCAGGGCTTTCAGCTCAACGAGGCGATCCGCCGGAAACTCGAGCTCGTCACCGACGGGACGCTCTGCCACGGCGGCGATCCGATCCTGAGCTGGATGGCGAGCAACTACGTGGTCCGACACGGGACGAAGGGCGAGATGCGGCCGGCCAAGGAGCGCGCGAGCGATAAAATCGACGGCCAGGTCGCGCTCGACATGCTGATCGATCGGATCGTGCGCCGGCCGCCGGGCGGCTCGTATCGACTGATTGCGTTGACGTAACGGGAGGGCGTATGCGACGACGGGCCGGCCGGCCGCGGCTCGATCCGCGGGATAGTTCAACGCCCGTGACGGTCACACTCCCGACGAAACAATATGACGCCCTGGCGACGCAGGCGATCCGCCGGTCGCTGAGTTTGCCGGAAGTCATCCGCCGGCAGCTGCAAAAAAATTCGAAAACTCGACGGTAAGGCCGGGCGTCGGCGATCCTCGTCGCGCTCATGTACCAGCGCGCGTACGCGCAGCTCGAGGTCAAAAGCCTCGAGACGGCCGGCGACGTAACGATCGTCACCGGGATCGCGTCGACGCCGACGCCCGACGTCGAAGGGCATAGCGTCGATCCCGCCGGCGTGACGTTTGTCAACCCGATCCCGTTGCTCCTGTATCACGACAAAACGGCGCCCGTCGGGCGCGTCTGGCTGGCGCGCCAGGGCGACGCGATCACGTTTCGCGCGGAACTGCCGCACGTCGCCGAGCCGGGCGTCGTGCGTGATCGCGTGCAGGAGGCGATCACGAGCCTGAAAGCCGGGCTCCTGTCGTTTGTCTCGATCGGGTTTCTCCCGCTCAAAGACGGCGCCGGCCTGGCGATCAAACGCCTGGCCTCAGGCGTCGTGTCACTCGCGAAGACGAAGATTTTCGAGCTGTCGCTGGTGACGGTCCCGGCGAACAGTGACGCGACGATCCTCACCGTCAAGGCGCTCGACGCGCCGCACCTGGCCGCGGCTGGCCCTCATCCGCCCGGCGTTGCGGGCCGATCCCTGTCGATAGGTTTCGCCATGACGAATCAGGAAGCAATCACACTCTGGGAAAACAAACGGGCGGCGACGATGGCCGCCGCGTCGGCGCTGATGACGAAAGCGAACGAGGCCGGCGTCGCGCTCGAGGGCGACGAGGCGACGACGTACGACGAGCGGATCGCCGAAGTGACGACGATCGACGCGCAGCTCGTGCGCCTGCGCCACGAGGAAAAGCTGAACGTGAAAGCCGCGACGCCGATCACGCCCGGCGCGCCGCGGCCGGCGATCGTGACGCTCGGGCCGAAAGTGGCGCCGGGCGCCGAGTTTGCCGCGGCCGTGATCTGCCTGGCGCGCGCGCGCGGCGACAAGCTGCTCGCGATCGAATACGCCAAAGAGTTCAAAGACTTCTCGCCCAACGTGGAGCTCTGGACGCGCGCCGCGGTCACGCCGGCGACGACGCAGGATCCCAACTGGGCGGGCAACCTCGTGCCGGCCGTGCAGAACGTCGCCGGCGGATTTCTCGATCTGCTGCGGCCCGGAACGATCCTCGGCAAGATCGACAACCTGTACCGCGTCCCGTTCAATTCGGCCGTCCCGCTGTTGACCAATGGCGGCAGCGTGAATTGGGTCGGCGAGGGCAAGCCGAAGCCCGTCACGAAGGGATCGCTCGACAAGGCGACGCTCGAGATGGCGAAAGCCGCGGCGATCGTCCCGCTGACGGACGAGCTCGTGCGGCGCTCGGATCCCAACGCGATCGGCGTGGTCCAACGCATGCTGATCGGGACGATGACGCAATTTGCCGACGCGCAGTTCATTGATCCGGCCGTGGCGTACGTCGCCAACGTGCATCCAGCCTCGATCACGAACGGGGTCACGCCGATCGCGGCGGCGACGCCGGCGGATCCGTCGAAGGATATTCAGGCGCTGTTCGCGGCGTTTGCCGCGGCCAACCTGCCGATCGGCGGGCTGACGGTGATCATGAGCGAAACCAACGCCCTGGCGATGGCGATGGCGCGCACCAATCAGGGCGTGCCGGTGTTCCCGAATCTCGGCGTCACCGGCGGGACATTGCCGGGCGGCGTCAAGGTGATCACGTCCAACACGGCCGGCTCGAATGTGATCGGCCTGGCGCCCGAATACATCCTGTACGCCGACGAGGGCGTCGTGTTCGACGTCTCGCGCGAGGCGTCGATTCAGATGAACGATGCGCCCGATGACCCCGTGGCGGCCACGACCGTGCTCGTCTCGTTGTGGCAGCAGAACATGGTCGCCGTGCGCGTCGAGCGGTACATGAACTGGAAACGCGGGCGGATCGAAGCCGTGCACTACGTGAACGGCGCCGCCTACTAGGAGAGGCCGCGGCTGTTTGGGTTCGCGGGCGTCGGCCTTCCCTTGGCCACGCCGACGCTCGCGAGCCGCGGCCGATAGGGATCATGCTCGAGGCACTCGTCGAGAAAACCATTCGGCGGATCGTGCGGTACGCGCCGCCGGCCTGGACGGCGCCGATCACGACCGGCCGCGGCGGCGGCGGCTGGTGGCGGATTAACGAGCCCTATACGGGCGCCTGGCAGAAAAATGATCCGATCGATGTCGTCTCGACGATCAGCAACCCGACGGTCTTTGCCTGCGTCACGCTGATCGCGTCGAGTCTCGCGAAACTCGAGCTACAGCTCGTCGCCGAGGATCCGCCGGATGTGTGGACGGTGACGAGCAATCCCGCGTACTCGGCGCTGCTGCGCCGGCCAAATCGCTACCAGATCGCAACCAAGTTTGTCCTACAGTGGTTGCTCTCGAAGCTGACGCACGGCAACGCCTATGTGCTGAAAAGCCGCGACGATCGTTCAGTCGTGAATGCCTTGTATCCCCTCGATCCCGAGCGCGTGACGCCGCTCGTCGCACCCGACGGCGCCGTGTACTACCGGATCGATCGGGATCCCTTGCGCGGATCGCTCGAGGTCGTCGACGTGATCGACGCCGTGGCCGGCGGCCAGGCGATCGTCGTGCCGGCGTCCGAGCTCATTAACGATCCGATGTATCCGATCTTTCATCCGTTGATCGGCGTCTCGCCCTTGTTCGCGGCGGCGCTGCCGGCGCTGCAAGGGCTGAATATTCAGAACAACTCCACGCGGTTTTTTGCGAACGGCGCGCAGCCGTCGGGCATTCTGACGGCGCCCCAGGGCATAACCGAGGCGCAGGCGACGAAGCTGGCGGCGCAGTGGAAGGATCAGTACACCGGCGAGAATGCCGGCAAGGTCGCGATCCTCACCGGCGATCTCAAGTACACGGCCTTGTCGCAGCCGGCGGCCGAGGCGCAGCTCGTCGAACAACTCAATTGGTCCGAAGTGACGATCTGCAGTTGCTATCACGTCCCGCCCTATCTGGTCGGGATCGGCCAGGCGCCGCCTTACGGCAAACAGGAGGCCTTGTTCCGGCAGTTCTATACGCAGGCCTTGCAGCCCTTGCTCGTCGATTTCGAGGGCGCGCTCGACGACGGGCTCGGCCTGGCGCCGAACCTCGGCACGCAGCTCGATCCCGACGGGCTGATCTGGCTGGATACCGAGACGCGGACCAAGGCGGCGCAGGAGTCGATCGGCGCCGGCGCCGTCTCGCCGAACGAGGCGCGGCTGAAGTACTTCGGGCTCGGCCCGGTCGCCGGCGGCGATTCGCCGTACATGCAGCAGCAGAATTACAGCCTCGAGGCGCTCGCGAAACGTGACGCCGGCGATCCGTTTGCCGCGCCGCTGGCGCCGGATCCAACTCCGCCGCCGCCGGCGCCCGACGAGAGCGCGCAGCTGGCGGCGTTCGTGTCGCGGCTGAAACTCAAGACACAGGAACTCTATGCAGGCTGAGGCTGTGGCGGATGCCGTCGCGCTCGCGTTTTCGAGTGCCCTCTCGCCGGTCTTGGCGCGCCTGGCGGCCGTCGAAACGCGGCTCGTCGAACTGGGCACACTCGCGAAAGATGTGGGCACGCTGCGCGAACGCGTCGCGGCGGTGGAAGTCAAGCCGCTCCTGGCCGGGCCGGCCGGCACCGATGGCCACGACGGCGCGGCGGGCCGTGACGGCCTCGACGGCCTGGGCGTCGACGATTTGGTCGTCGAGCGCCACGACGCGCGATCCTGGGAGGTCGTCGCCGTGCGGGACGGCCGCCGGAAAAGTGCCGGCGTAATCGTGCTCGAGGGCGTGCCCCGCTATCAGGGCGTCTATCGCGACGGCGAGGCCTACACGCCGGGCGATCTCGTCACGTGGGGCGGATCGCTGTGGCATTGCGACGCGGCGACGCACAGCCGGCCCGAATCCGCAATCGGCGCCAAGGTCTGGACGCTCGCCGTCAAACGCGGCCGGGACGGCCGGGATCGGCGCGAGCCATGACGACGCCGGCCACGCCGCTCAATTACGTGTCCGACGCCGCGGCGGCGTGGCAGGTCGGCGAGCTGCTCGAGGGCATGCCGGCCGACAAACTCGAGGCGCTGCAAGCCGTGATCGCGCGCGCGACGGCGTTTGTCGCCGGCTATGTCACGACGCCGGATCCGGCCTGGGATGACACGACGGCGCCCGGCGAAGTGCAGCAAGCCACGCTGCTGCTCGTCGCGTACTTCTGGCGCAACCGCGGCGATCTCGTGCTCGCGAACAGCAGCGCCGATCCGGCGACGGATGACGCGCACCCGTGGCCGACGTTTCGCTCGATGCTGCGTCGGCACAAGGATCCGATCCTCGCATGACGAGCCTCGGCGAACAGCTGCACCAATGCAGCCTGGCGAACCCGGCGCCGCCGGCGCCCGACGGCCTCGGCGGCTATACGCAGGCCTGGATCCCGCTCGCGCCGGCCAAGGCCTACTACGCGATCGCGCCGGCGCTCGCGCAGAACCTCGAGCGTAGTGTCGCGGCCACGGTGGAGGCCTCGGCGGCGTGGCTGCTCACGGGCGCCGTGCATGCCGGCGTGAATGAATACACGCGGATCGCCGTCCTCGAGGGCGTGTACGCCGGGAAATCGTTCGACGTGCGATCCGTGCAGCGCGTGCTCGGCGATCGCGGCGAGCTGCCGTACCGGCACGCGCTCGGCTGCTCCGAGGTCGTCACGTGAACGCGCGGATCGAATTTAACGGCCTGTACGAGCTGAAACAGGCGCTCAAAAATTTGCCCGACGATCTCGTCGCCGGCGCCGGCGCGATCGTGTCGAACGCCGCCCGGAGTGCCGCGGCGGCCGATTTCCGCCAGTATCCCGTCGGCAAGCCGCACATGCGGAAAGGCCATCGCGTCGGCGGTGGGACGTTGAAAAACAGTCTCCGGCTCGAGGAATACGCGCTCCAAAAAGGCGACGTGTCGTACTCGCTGCGCAATGTGGCGCCGCACGCCACGATCTACGACAAAGGCACGCTGCCGCGGCGCACGCTCAAGGGCAAAGATTGCGGCGTCATGCCGGCCGGCCAGGTCTTTATCCCGAACGCGATCCACTATCGCCAGGAGATGCGCGAAAAGCTCGTCGCGTACGTGCGCGCCGCCGGGTTTCAGATCGGAGCGTTCGGCGTATGACGACGCCGGCGATCTCGAGCCTCGACGCCGCGGTCGTCGCCCAGCTCGCGCAGGATCCCGACGTCCTCGCGTTTGTCGGGCCGGCGCCCGGCGGCGTGTATTTCGACGTGGCGCCGGAAGGCGCCGATCGCTATGTCGTGGTCGTGCTCGAGAACTACAGCGTGCTCCGCGCCATGCCCGGCGGCGTCGTCGTGCTGGAAACGTGCACGTATGCGATCCGGGCGTGGGCACAGGATGTGAGCGCGCAGGCCGTCGAAGCCGCGGCGCTCGCGATCCGGCGCGCGCTCGAGCGCGACGACTACCCGATCACGGGCTACACGCTCAAACGATCGCAGCATGTCGACTATCTGCGGAAAAACGCCGTCGACGATACGACGGGCCGCACGTGGCAGAACTTCGGCGGCCGGTACGACGTCCAGGCCGCTCCACTCGCGTAAAAGGAGAGATCAGCTATGACCCCGCCGCCCACTCCGCAAGCCATCCACGGCAAAGACGGCGCCGTGTACTGCTCGACGACGGCCGCCGGCGCGCTCGCGCTCGTCGCGCTGCTAAACAAGTGGTCGCTCGACATGTCCTGCGATTATGTCGACACGACGCCGTTCGGCTCGCCCAACAAGACGAGCGTGAAAGGGCTGCCCTCGTATAAAGGCTCATTCGAGGGATTTTTTTCGGAGGAAGACGACACCATGTTCGACGCCGCCAACTCGCCGGACGGCTGCAAGCTGCAGATCTTCCCGAAGGAAGGCGGCGCGCGCAACTGGGGCGGGCCGGCGTGGCTCGACGTGTCCGTCGACGGCTCGACGACGACGGCCGTCACGGTCAAAGGCTCGTTTCAGGCCAATGGCGCCTGGACGGCCGACGGCGCGCCGCCGGCGTAACGGGTGGAGTATCCCGATCGGAACACGATCCGCCTGGCCGGCGGGCGTGGGTGGATCTGGGCGGGCTATCAGCCCGCCGCGATCCTCGGCGCCTGGCGCCTCGAGGCCGGCGAGCTGGTCGCGACGCTGTCGCGCCCGGCCGACGCCGATCTCTACTGGCTCCGGCAGCCGCCGCTTGTGCTCGAGGTCGTCACGTATCGCCGGCGGCCGGGCGGCGTCACGGCGAAACGCCATACGACGCTGGCGATCCGTGGCGTGACCGTCAGCAGTGATCGGCGGGAACTGCGCGGCCTGGTCGGCGCGCGCCTCGGAGGCTCATGGCAATAAGTAAATTCGTCCGGCCCGAAACGATCCGCGTGTCGCTGGCTAGTGGCGACTGGCTGCAGCTCAAAAAACGGCTGACGGCCGGCGATACGCGCCGGCTCGTCGCGGCGTCGATCCCGGCCGGCCGCACGCTGACCGATGCGACGACGACGAGCGATCCGCTCCGGGCCGGCGTGGCGCTCGTGCTGGCCTATCTCGTCGACTGGTCGCTCGTCGATCCGAATGGCGAACACGTCGCGATCCGCGGCGAGGCGAGCGACACGATCGCGGCGCGGCTCGACGATCTGCTGCCGGAGGCCTTTAACGAAATCCTCGGCGCCGTGGCCGATCACGATAAGCAGATGGCGCTCGAGCGCGAGGCCGAAAAAAAAACGCCGATACCCGCGCTCGTGTCGTGAGCGATCTCTATGCCTGTAAGGTCATGGGCTGGACGCTCGACGAGCTGCTCGACCTGCCGGCCGACGTGTACGTCATTCTGCACGAGGAACTCGCGAAGGCCTGACTAGATGGCGATTCAAGCCACGTTCGTCGCGGATTTTTCGAGTTTCTATGAGGCCGTCCAACGCGCCGACGTCGAGCTGCGCGAGTTTCAGAACAACGCCGAAAAAGTTGCCGGCAGCCTGAAAAATCTCACGGATAAATTCTCGGGCCGGCGGCTGATCGAGGATGCGACGTTGATGGCCAAGGCCATCGAAAACGTCGGCGGCGTGTCGAGCCTGACGGCAAACGAACTCGCCAAAGCCTCGGCGAAGGCCGCGGAGGCCGCCGAGAAAATGCGCGCGCTCGGGATCGCCGTCCCGCCGGCGCTCGAGCAGCTGGCCGCCGCGGCGCAGCATGCGAGTACCTCGACGGAAAGTCTCACCAGTCATTTCAGCGAGTATCTCTCGGCCAATCTGACGGCCGAGGCCGCCTTGAAGGCGCTCGAGATCGCGTTTGAAGCGGTCGTCGGGGCGATCGAGGCGTTTGTCGAGGCGCTCCAAAAATGTATCGAGGCCTCGGCCGAGGCCGAACAAACGGAACTCAAACTGACGGCGGCGCTGCAGGCGCAAGGTACGAACCTACCGAGCGTGATCGCGGCGTACGACGACTATGCGCGCACGCTGCAGGCGACGACGGACTACTCGAAGGACGCCGCCAAGGCCGCCGAGGATGTGTTTGTCAAATTCGGCGACGTGATGCCGAAAGACATGCAGAAGGCGCTGACGGCCGCGGCCAATCTGGCGACGGCGATGGGCACGGATCTCGTGTCGGCGGCGACGGCGTTGTCGAAAGCCGCGGAGGGCAGTACGGCCGGCCTGCGGCGCGCCGGAATCGTGATCGACGAGACGGCCGCCAAGAGCATGTCGTTTTCCGACATTCTCGACGTGGTGAACAGCAAATTGGGCGGCCAGGCCGAGGCCGCCGCGGCGGGGTTTACCGGGCGGGTCACGCAGATGAAAAACGCGTGGGCCGAGCTCGAGGAAGGGATCGGCAACGCGATCACGAAAAACGAAACCCTGCTCGAGCTGCTGCGCAAAATTACCGAGCTGATCGAAAGCTACACGACGGATCTGTCGAACAACCGCGAGGTGATGAACCTCGTGTCCGACGCCGTGATCCTGGCCGTGCGCGGGTTTGGCCTCTTTGCCGGCGTGCTGTCGCTGATTACGAAGGAACTCGCCGGCAATATCGCGCTTATGTCCGATTACGTCGGCAAGCTGCGCGACATGGCGACGATCGCCGGCGGGATCCTCGAGGTGATGGCGCGCGCGCGCGGCGACGCCGGGCTGGCCACGCTGGCGGCCGGCCTGCAGGGCGTCTCGGCCAGCCTCGCCGGGCTGCAACGCACGGCGCAAAGTGCGGCCGTGACGGCGCTCGAGTTTGGGATGGCCGGGCAGCGGATCGCCGGCGACGCGGCGAACCTGGCCACGCAGCTCGAGGCGACGCGCGGCCAGGTGCATAGCGTCACGGGCGCGCTCCAAGAGAATGCCGGCGCCTGGGATCAGGATACCGGCGCGGCGCAACGCAACGCCGAGGCGCTCAAAGCCAACGCCGAGTACTTGAAGGAACTCGATCAATCCATGCGGCAGGTCTGGGCGCTGCGGACGGAACAGATGAAGGATGAACAGGCATCCAACGCCGGCAACTATGGGCCGGCCGAGCGCCTCGCGCAGCTGCAGCAGCTCGCGCTCGCCGAGCAGACGCTGACCGATTGGGTCTTGCAGTTCATTACCGCGGAAAAGGATCGCAATGCGTTGATCCTCGCCAACGCGAAAACCCAGCAGGAGATCCTGAACAAAGAGATCGCCTTGCGGCAGACGCTGCTCAATCAGATGAACACGGCGATCGAACTCGAGCTGAAAGCGCGCCAGGCCAATCAAGCCGCGCGCGGCCTGACGACAAGCGGGCGCGATCTGACCGATCCGTGGAACAAAGTCAACGAGCTGCAAGGGCAACTCGACAGCCTGCGCAATCAAGCGAAGCCCGGCGAACCGATCGCCGAGCGCGAAGAGCAGCTGATGCGGGAGATCGACGAGGAAAGCCGGCGCGTCGCGGAAAGCCTGTCGCGCGTCGTCGGCGCCGCCGACCCCGCGGCCGCGGCGGCGAACACGATGGGCGGCGCCATGTCGGGCGCGGCGCGCTCGGCGGGCAACCTGTCCTCGGCGATGAACTCGATCGCGAGCTGGGCGCAGCAGTCGGCGAGCGTGATCACGAACTCGAGCGCCGGCTCGACCGATCCGCGGATCATGGGCCTGCTCTCCCAGGGCTACACGATCGGCGAGGCGCAGGCCATCGTCGGCGGGTATGGCGGGATGATCACGGCGCCGGGCGCCGGCCGGAAGGCGGATCTCGCCGGCGCGTTGAGCGCCGCGGCGCCGACGGTCAATCTGACCATGAACGGGATCATGGCGACGGATAAAACGGCCTTGCACAGTGCCGTGTCGAGTGTGGTCATGGACGCCCTCAAGGCGCAGCGGAAATTCGGCAACGGCTGACGATGGCGCCGCCGATCCTCGGCTATTCGATCCTGAACGTGATGCGGCTCAATGCCGCCCGGCTGAACTATGGGCCGGCCACGGTGTACATCACGATCGCGACGGGCGGCGGCGCCGGCAGTCCGATCCGGGCGCGCCTGGCCGGCGCGCAGATCCGCGACATCATCAACGCCTCGCCGTCGACGGCGCTGTTCCGTGTCTCGGACGCGATCCCGCCCGTCACGCCGCCCTTTGTCGCGCCGCAGCCGGGCCAGGATGTGGCGATCGCGATCGGCACGACGGCGCCGCAATCGGCCATCTTCACCGGGCAGATCCTGCGGCGGGCGCAGGTCAAAGAGGGCATCTATACGAATCCGCCGGCGTTTGATTGCGAGTGCACGGATTACACGTGGCAACTCGATCGGCGCCTGGCGTTTGGCGTGTATGCGGCCGTGTCGGCGTCGACCGTCGCCGCGGATCTGCTGGCGCGCTTCGCGCCGGGGTTTACGACGGCGATCGAAGCCGGCCTGCCGGCCGTGACGCTGACGTTCACGGGGCAACCGCTGAGCGAGTGCCTCAGTCAGGTTGTGAACGCGATCGGCGGCCGGTGGAAGGTCCTCGCCAAGGTCGTGCACGTGTATCTGAGTGCGACGCATTTGTCGCCGCCCGATCCGGTGACAGGGCTCACGTGTACCGATTTCGTCGAGACGCTGGATCTCGCACAGGTCCGATCACGGATCTACGTACACGGGATCGGCGTGCTGCTGACGGCGCCGGCGGCCGCGGGCGCGACGGCCGTGCAGCTGGCCGACGTGACGCCGTTTCTCGTGCCCGGCTCGGGCAGTGTGATCAGTGACGACGGGCAGATCCTGACCTATACGGGCGCGCAGGCGGCCGGCTATGCGCCGGGCGTCCCGCTCGGCGGGCCGACGATCCCGCCGCCGGCGGCGCCCGTGCCGATCGCCGCGGCCGATCCGCCGGCCGTGCCCGTCAATTTCACGTCGTACACGGCCAACGCCGCCTATTTTCGTATCGTGACGACGGTCGCGCATGGGTTCGTCGTCGGCGACTACGTGGTGTTTACCGATCAAGCCCTGGTCTTAGGCGCCGTCTCGGCGATCGTGTCGGCAACGGAATTTCAGATCGCCGTGACGCCAGGCCCTGGCGGCTCGACGACGAACGGCGGAACCGTCCGGAAAGGGACGCAGATCACGGCGATCAAAGCGCGCCAGGGTACCGCGACGCTCACGTCGGCGACGCCGCATAACCTGGCGCCCGGCGTGTCGATCGCGATCATGTACGCGACGGTCGCGGCGTTCATGGGCCGCTGGACGATCGCCACGACGCCGACGCCGACGACGGCGACATTCAGTCTCAGCGGCGCGCCGGCGGATGCGACGCTCGGCGCGTTTGTCCGGACCACGGCGGGATCGCTGGTCGGGACGTATCAGTACAAAACCACGCTCGCCAGTGACACGGCCGAAACGGCGCCGAGTGCGGCCTCGAGCGCGATCACGATCGCGGCCGTGACGCCGATCGATCTGACTGGCTGGAATTGGGTCATGACCGATCTTGGCGGATCGGTGGAATCAATTAACAAAGGGCTGTATCCGCAGAACAACTACTGGTATGTGGTGACGGCGATCGACAGCGCCGGCCACGAAACCGCGTACGCGGCCTTTAAGACGATCAACACCACGACGGTCCCGACGACGATCAATGCGCAGCGGGTCACGTGGTCGATCCCGGCCGGCTGGGATAATCGGATCGTGGCGATCAATGTCTGGCGGACAGCGATCCGGGGCAGCGCGCCGACGGATCCGTCGCAGTATGGCTTTGTGGGCACGGTCACGATCCCGGCGAACGGGAACGCGACGTCGTTTGCCGATGAAGTCCGCGACAGTGCGCGCGGCGGGCCGCCGCCGAGCGCGAACACGACGGGCGGCGCCGTGATCGTGACGCAGGTGGCGATCGGCGATCCGCGGGTGCAGTCGCGGCGGATCTACCGGAACACGGCCGCGGCGCCGACGGTCTTTCAACGCGCCGGCGAGGTCAACGACAACAGTACGACGGCCTGGCTCGATCAACAACTCGACGCGCAGCTGACGACACCGGCGCCGACGACGCCCGTCGGCACGTTTGGCGCGCCCGGGCAGCTGACCGGAATCCCGGCGTCGGGCACGGGCGCGATCGCGCGGCCGCTGGTCGTCGGCGCGCCGCTGTCCTTGTGGCTGCAGCGGGACGACACCGCGGCGCAGAGTGCCCTGGCGGCGCTCGAGGGCGGCGACGGGATCCACGAAAGCCGGATCGACGATCCGACGATCGCGACGGTCGCCGCGGCGCAGGCGGCCGCGGATGCCGATCTAAAACTCTTCAACAAGGCCGAGGCCAAATGCACGTTTAGCGGCCGGGATAGCAAGCTGCAGGCCGGCGCGACCGTCTCCGTGAATTTCGGCGCGCCGACGAATCTCACGAACACGTACGTGATTCAGAGCGTGACGATCACGGAGCTCGGGATCCCGGGCACGACGCCGCCGAAACGGACGGTCGAGGCCGCCACGACGCGGTACACGCTCGACGATCTGCTGCGGCGCGTCGCGCTGCTCGAGGGACAAGGCTAAATGGCCACGACACCGACTCCCATCAATCGGGCGCCCTTTAATGCGCTCGTCGACGACGACGGGACGAACACGAAGGGCACGTTCTGGAACAAGGCCCGGATTCAAGGCGTCCTCCTCGATCCCGTCGACGCCGCGATCGCCTCGACGATCACGGCCGTGGACAATTCGATCGCCGGTTCGATCGCCGGTCAGTCCAAACGTCTGCGCGCCGCGGAAGGGCAGTACTCCGCGACGGCCAATGGCTACTGGGAACTCCTGACGATGCCGGCGCTAAGCAGTGGGGATGTGCTGCGGCTCGTGGTCATGGTCGGACAATTCACGCAAAACGGCGGGCCGCTCTATGTCAATGTGCCGGCGGGCGCCGGGATCATTCGATTGGATGATCTGGGCGCGCCGGCGCCCAATCTGCCGGTCGGGATCAGCGCGATCTGGGATGTGGTCCTGCATCAAACCCCGCTCAATCCGGCCGGGATCTATGCGACGGCGATGGGCGGCGTCACTACGGCGGTGGGGGCCGTCCGCACGGCAAACTTTACGTTTCCGGGCGCCGCCCGGTGGAATGTGGCCGGCTGGCAGTTGGGGATCAATATCGTGTCGCAAGTGTCGGGCGGGATCCAGAACTGGAGCTGGTCCGTGCAACTCGTATGACCCGTGTTTACGCCGCGTCGTCGTCCAACCGCGCGAGGAGGGCGGCGGCGGCCTCGGCCTGGCGGAGACGCGCCGTCCGGGCGTCGACAGGTTCATGCAATTTTTCGTGCGCGATCGCAATGAAGGTGCGCAGGGCGTCGCGGACGATGGCTACTTCCGCGGCCGTCAGGCTGAGGATCGTCATGCTGACAGTATTCGCGATCGCGGCCTCGAGCTGCACGGCGCTCGCGCTCGAGCGATCCCTGCACGTCCCGCCGCGGCTCGTCTGTCCCGACGGGGCGCCCGTGCAGCTGCTCGAGGATCCGAGCTGCCGCGGCGGGATCTGCGGGTGGACGTGCGAGCCCGATCGCTGGGCTCAGACGGCTCCGCGGTGACGCCGTTTTTGTTTCGGCGGCCGCCGGCGGACGATCTCGAGGGTTTCCTGAAAGGCCGCGAGCCATTTCGCGCGCGTCGACGGCCGCAGGCCGCGGGCAATCTCGAGGATGGCGGCCTCTTGCGGATCCGCCGGCGAGTCGAGCAAGTCACCGATCGTATGGCCAAACACGCGCGCCAGGGCCTCGAGGTGATCGAGTGGCAGGCGGCCGCTCGGATTGCGGAGGTACCGACTGATATAGCTCTGATGCTGGCCGATTGCGGAGGCGAGCGTTTCTTGCGTGATCGTGTCGCTGAGATCGAGCCACAGCTGCAGGCGGAGGCGCGCCCGATCGTCCAAACGTCCCATAGGGTGTGGCCGGTATTTTGTGTGACGGGTCGGCCTCAGCAACAATCTGACTCCGGATATCCGTATGCAGTCAAACACGCCATCCCGGCGGTTGTCTATTCCTTGGGATCAGCGGAAACAGTCGGGCCGCGCGTCGTGGCCGGCTAAGATCTTGGCCGCGTCACGTCGAATTAACAGATCTTGAAACGCCGCGGCCTTCGTGATTTTCTTGGCGGTCGCGGCGATGCGCGCCGCCATTGATCGAACGAACGGGAAGTGCCGAGATGCCCAGAACTCCGACGGCGCTCGACGATCGGCGATTTGATCCGGTCTATCTCGCAGAACGGGTAACAGAGCCTGAGCGTGTCATCATCGCGGCGATCACCGTCGAGCTCCTCGCGGCCGTCGACGAATCAATCGCCTCGGGGGTCCCACTCGCCGCCGGCATTGTGATCGGCGCCTGGGTGCAGCTCGCGCTTGTCCTCGAGGATCGCTTCTGTAGCGAACGGGATCGGATCCATCGCGCCTGGCGGCGCGCGCAGGCGCTCGAGGCCGCGCGGGCCGACGATGACGAGACGCGCGGCGAATCATGACCCCGGCCTGGCTGGTGCGGCTCGTCGTGCGCGCGCGCTGTACGCATCACTGGGTCGTGCGCGGCGACGGCGACGGGATCCTCTGGCTCGAGTGCGCGTTTTGTGAAACGCGATCCGTCGGATGGATCGTCCATGCGCCGCGGGGCCGATCATGAACCGGCCGCCGGCGTTTCTGTTTTATCCGCGCGATTTTCTCGTCGACGCGCACGTCGATCGGATGACGCTCGAGCAAATCGGCGCGTACGTGCGGCTGCTCTGTTTTGCCTGGCTCGAGGGCGGCCTCGACGCGAATCTCGACGGCCTCGCCGGCCTCTGCCACATTTCGCGCGCGGAGTTTGAAACCCGGATCTGGCCGGCGCTCCGGCCGTGCTTTCGCATTGAGGGCGGGCGGATCGTACAGAAACGGCTCGAGCGATCGCGCGCGCAATCGGCGAAGGCGTCCGCGCACGGCCGGGCGGCGGCGATCGCGCGATGGTCCCGTTCATGACGTTTCGCCGCCAATTCGTCATGCCCGAGCAATGCTCCTGCAATGCTTTGCATAGTACGTACGTACTTTCAGAAGCAACGAGCTAGTTAGGGTCCTGTGGAAATGTGGAAAACGATCCGGAATCGACGACGGGGCCACGCATGAACGCTCGAGCGCAAGTGACCGTCCGATCAGCGGAAACGGGATCGCGACGCGCGGCCTCGAGGGTTCGCCGGCGGCCTGTGGAAAAGCTGTCGACGGCGACGGCGACGTATGTGGCGCCGCTCGACTGCTGGACGTTCACACTCCCGCGGCTGCTCCGATCGCCCAATGCCACATACTGGCGTCACTGGCGGATCAAACAACGCGAGGCCAAAACGTGGCGCGCGCTCCTGCTGGCGGCCTTGCTCGCCGATCCGGCCGGCGCGCCGATCGTCCGGATCGCCTTACAGGGCGGGCGTGTGATCACGGCCGGGCCGCGGCGGGTCCGGATTGAGCGGTGGTGTGCCCGGCCGCAACAGTTCATCCGGGATCGCGACAATCTCGCGTTCTCGGCGAAACATCTCGTCGACGCGCTCGTCGGGATCGGGCTCTTGCACGATGACGATCCGGCCTGGGCGGATCGGCCAATCCCGACACAGCATGTCTCCGCGCAGGGCCGGACCTATACCGTCGTCGTCGTCGAACCGTGGAATCCGTAAGGAGGCCGTATGAGCAGCTGGGCGCTCTTTCATGATCCGCTCTCGTGGTTTGGCAACGAGCCGATCGCCAATTCACAGTTTCAGTCGTTCGACGACAAAGGCGACGGCCTCGTCGGGCTCAAGCGCGCGGATGGATCGTACGTCTCGCAGAATCCCAATCAGTACGGCGTGTTCTCGAGCGCGCCGGAGTGCAAGGCCTACGAGACATTTGGCGGCGGCGCCGGCGTCGGCGTCAAAACGAGCTGGACGCGCCCGGAGCAGGGCGACAAGATTTTTTCGTACTTCTGCTGTCAGCTGCCGAATTGCTGACGCATGGTGAAGGCCGTCGGCACACAAACGAACGGCGATCGGTTTCTCATTCTCGGCCTGAGCGCCGAGAACCTGCGGCAGCTGCAGGCCGATCGGACGATCCTCGTCGAGCTGGCCGATTTTGCGCCGCACCTAGCCGCCGGTGAGCCGGTCGCGCGGATCGTGCTGTTTACGGGCGCGACGGAAGCGGAAATAACGACCACACTCCAGGCCATTTTTCAGACACAGAGGTAAACGCCCATGCGCGCCGCCTTGTTGCAGCCGACACAGCCGAGCGTGATCCACGTCCCGCCGATCGTACGGCCGCCGCTGCCGCTCCCGTTGCCACGGGCCGATCGGGATGGCGTCCCGTGGGCCGATGGCCTGCCGTGGGACGGCGGCCAGGCGCCGACGTCGCGCGACTACTGCCGGGCGGATGCGTGGGGCGTCGTCGTCGACGGCGCCCCGTGGGTGCCGGGCGCCTCGAGCGCGTATCCCGAACGGATCCTGACGTGGTTTCTCGATCGCTGGTCGCTCGAGTGGCAACGCCGGATCCTGACGACGTACGCCGGCCTCGGCTACACGCATTTTTTTCTGAGCGTGGCCGACAGCCTGGCGGACGTCAATCAGCCGGCCGGCAGCCCGCCCGGCGCCGGGAAATCCCTGAGTGAGTTTCGATCGACGTGCGAGCTCGTGAAATCGTACGGCCTGTACGTGGCCGTCATGCTCGGAAGCAAGTACTTCGCGACATTTCCGCGCGAGCCGGGCCTCTACTGTCCGCACGACATGGATCCCGGCCAGTGGGCGGCGTATGCCGATCCGCTGCTCGACGCGCTCCTGCCGGTCGTCGATGAAGTGGTGCCGGCGTGGGAGTGGAATCTCTGGTGTCGGACGGCGCCCGACGCGATCACGGCGATCAAACATATCGGCGATCGCTGCCACGCCGCCGGCGTCAGCTGCTGGCTGCATTTCAGCCCGCACTATACGAGCTGGTTTGCCGACGGCGATCCGCGTGGCCGGTTTGGGTTCTATGACGATCTGAACACGTCAATCGACGGCCTCAACTATCAGGGCGTGAGCGACTGGACAACGCAAGACGCCGCCGATCGCGCGGTCGATACGCTGTGGCAGTTTGCCCAGCAGCCGTATGGCCACAAATTCCGGTACTGGGAGGATCTGGCGTTTGTCATGTTCGACGGGAACCCGCAACGCGGGACGCCGCCCGCCTACACCGACGGCGTGGCCCGCGGGCCGGCCTGCACGCCGGAGGATGCGAACTGCCGCGGCTGGTACCTCATGTCGACCTATGACAACGTGAAAGGCACGGACGGAAAGATCTGGGGCTTCGGCAATGGCGGCCGGCGGCCGGACGGCTCGCGGATCTGATCATGGCGCCGCAGACACTCCGCCTCGACGACGACGATCGATACCTGCGCCTCAGTGATCTAGTGCGGTACTCGACGCTCTCGATCCGCACCCTGCGCCGCTATATGCACGACGCGATCGATCCGCTGCCGGTCCACCGGATTGGCGGGTGTCTGCTCGTCAAACGATCGGAATTTGACGCCTGGCTGCGCCGTCGGGAACAGCGCGACGCCGATCGCGGGCCGGCGCCGGCGACCGGGTTTGCGCGGGCGCAGCTCCTCGAGCGCGTCGCGCGCGCCGTCAAGGCCACGCGCGGGTAAATGGTGCCGTTGTGATACACTGTCGGCATGAAACACACCGAGACGGTCAATCTCCGGATCCCGGCGGACATGCGCGCCGCCCTCGACGCGATCAAGATCCGCGACGGGATCCCGTACAGCGAACAATTGCGCCGCGCGCTGCAGCTCTGGCTCGATCAGAAGAATCCGCCGGCGACGAAGAAGGCGAGGCGCTGATGGCGCGCGCGCGCGGGATCGTCGTCACGCTCTACCACGACCACACGCCCGGCCGCAAGAAACCATGGGCGCTCCTATGGCGCGCCTACAAGACCGGACACGTCGGGCCGGGCAAGCGCCTGTCGATGTGGTTTACGACGGAGGCCGAGGCGACGGAAGCCAAGATTGAGCTCGAGAAAGGGCTGGCCGCCGACGCGCCGCCGCCGGACGTCCCGACGGTCAGTCTCCGCCGCGTCGATTCCTTGGGCGCGCTCGCCGGGGAACATCCGGATAAGACGAAGCTCACGGGGTGGTTGGCCGACTGTCAACGGACGCTCGCCGGCGCGACCGTGCGCGGCTACCGGAGCGCGCTGCGCAATTACCTGGCGCCGGAGCCCGGCCATCGTCGGTATCCGGGCCTCGGCGATCTCGTGATCAGCGACGCGACGTGCTCCCCGATCGTCTTCCACGAGTATCTTCTCGCGCTCCACGCAGCCGGCGTGAGCCTGAGCATGCGGCGCCGCCTGCAACGGGTGCTGAGTGCGTTCTGCACCTGGGCGAAATTCGCCGGCAAGCTGACGGGACACAATCCGTGCTTCGATCTTGGCCGCAAGATTCGGCAGAAGGGCGAGCTCGTGGTGGAGCATCCGCCGAACCCCTTCACGGCCGCCGAGGTCGGGCAGCTGTTCGATCAGATCGCGGCCGTCGAGCCCGACTATGTGCCGTACTTCCAATTTCTGCTGGATGTCGGCGTGCGGGTGGGCGAGGCCGGCGCGCTCCCGTGGACGGCGATTGACTGGACGGCGCGGACGGCGACGATCGCGGCGAGCTACAGCCCGACGGAAGGCGCCGATAAGGATACGAAAACGCATCGCGTCCGCGTCGTCCAGTTGAGCGGCCGCGTGCTCGAGCAGCTCGAACGCTGGCAGGCGGAGCAACGCAAGGAAGCCTTTCGCCGCGGCCGGCCGACGCCGCGCCATGTGTTTACGACGCGCCGGCTCGCTCGGCTGACGCCGAACAGCAGTGTGCGCGATGTCCTCGCGCGATCGATGGCGGCCTGCGGGATCGCCGGGCATACGCTGCACGACTTTCGCGATACCTTCGCGACGTCGCACCTCGTTAAGAACTGGGATAGCAAGCTGGCCTGGGTGAGCAATCAACTCGGGCATGCCGATCCCCAGGTGACGGCGAAGCACTATTACCGCTACCGGCCGACGACGGCCGCGGCGAGCTTTGCCGACGATATCGTGACATGGACGAGCTGAGGGCTAGCCGGCGCGCGGACTTGAACCGCGAACCCCCGGTTTACGAAACCGGTGCTCTACCGATTGAGCTACGCCGGCGTGGTGATAACTGGCGATCGGGCCGAAGTGATAACTAAGTGATAACTGGCGATGAGTGCTTGTCCCCTAAATCCTGTCGCTCGTAGGCGTTACGAGATTTACGTAATTTTCTCGAAGACGCTTACGAAAGCTCGCCGAATCCGCGCATTCTCTCAGCAAATCCGCCACTCGCGAAAAACTGACCGCGCGTGCGTTTGCATGACCGCTCGTGCCGGCGCCGCACCAGTGAACGATCGCGATGTCTAACAAGCCTCGGCCTCGAGCTCGGCCGTCTCGGCGGCGCCAGGAGGCGCGCGAACCGTCGCGACGGTCGACTCTCGAGGCCGTCGGCGATCGTTCACGCTGCGCCACGCCAGCCATGCCGCCGGCCTTTCTGAGCAGTGATCCGAGTGTGCGACGACTGACGCCGGACGGGACGCGGTACGGGATGGTGATCTCCGACGCGGAGGTCGGCGATCTCGCCGCCGGGATCGTCCCGCAGACGCTCGTCGCGATCTGTCGGATGTGGCTCGAAGATGTGGACGAGGCCTACCGCCGGCTCGCCGATCGGCCGTACGCCCCACGGAGGGCTCGAGGATGAGCGTCGTGCAACCGTTCGATCTCCAGGCGCTGCGCGTGGCGGGCCTCGAGCTGATCGTCGTCGATGTGGCGGCCGGGACGCTCGAGCTCCGGTTCGCGCATACGACCGAAATCTGGCAACGGGTCGACGCCGGCGCCGCGGCGATCAGGGTCGCCAAGTATCTCCGCTCCTTCAATGGCGAGCTGTATGTCGGGCCGCGGGAGGCCGCATGACCGATCCGCGTGGCGCGGATGACGCGCCCGATCCGCCGATCGACGCGATCGATTTTTCATTTCGCACGGATACGCCGCACGGCGCCGGCGGGCCGACGACGCGGCTCGTCGTGGCCGGCCAGGATCTGACACGGTTCGCGCGCCGGGTCAATTTCACGGCCGATGTGCACAGCCTGAACACGGTCGAGCTCGAGCTCTACGCCGGTCGGGGCTTCGAACTGATTGCGCCGCTGTCGGTCGTCTACATTGCGATTTATCCGTTGCCCGGGTTCCGGCTCGTCGAGGATCGCGTCCCCGATCGCGTGATCTATCGCGTCGTGCCGGAGGATAGCGATCTATGACCGCGGGCGCTCTCGGCATGAGGGCGGGCAACCGGTCGCGGGAACTCGACGTGGACAGCCCGATTCAATACGTTCCTGTCGGGATTGTTGAGCAACACCGTCGAAGTTGCGCGGCCGCCCGCGGTGCTCGAGGCTGCCGTCTATGAATGCCACGATCGAAGTTTTCGCGGCGTCGATTCAACGCGCGCAATGCAAGGGCTGCAAGGCCGCGATCGTCTGGGCCACGGTCGTGAGCTCAGGCCGTCATATGTGTTTCAACTCGATCAAGATCCTCGAGACGAAACTCGAGCGCGTCGCGCCGTTTCGCGTGATCAAAGTCGTGGATCGGACCTTGAATCACTGGGCGACGTGTCCGCAGGCGGATCAATTTCGCCGGCGCGAGGATCGGAGTCTGCCCGGTACGCCACGAATGGCGGCCGTGCGGCGGCGAAAGTAGCAGGGCAATGGTCGCCATCGCGTACGCGCTGTGTTACCTGGCCGGCGTCGCCGGCGTCGTCGTGCTCGTGCTGCACGGCCACAGCATCTATGCCGGCGTGCTGCTCGTCGTGACGGTGGGGTTGCGATGGCTGCACTAACGCAGCATCCGTGCGCGGCGCCCGGCTGCGCCGAGCTCCTGCCGGCCGGCGGGCCGAGCTACTGCCGGGCGCATGCGCGGCGGCGGGATCACTACCGCGGATCGCAACGGGCGCGCGGCTATACGTGGCGATGGGAACAACGCCGGGCGCTCTTTCTGCAGCTCTACCCCTTGTGCGGGATGCGGCCTGGTGGCCGGCCGCCGGTGTCCTCGTCTTGCTGGGAGGCGCGACGTGTCACGCCGGCGACCGTGGTGGATCACGTCATCCCGCACAAGGGCGACGCCGCGCTGATGTGGAATGAGGTCGAGAACTGGCAGGCGCTGTGCGCGCGCTGTCACGGCCTCAAGACCAATGCGGAACGAGGGTAGATGCTATGTTACGTGGCTGCCATCGTACGAAAACAAACGCCGGCCAATGAGCAGCTCTGATCGAAGGACTGGACATGACGATGCAGACCGTTCAGTGGATCCTGATCGTCGCTAACGGCGCGTCGATCGCGCTCTG